GAGAGTCAAGACAAGGATACGCGATTGTGACATTCTCTATATATCTATATAAACCTTTATATTATCAGCACCCTCGGATAAGCAGAAAGCAATAAAAAATTGAAGCGTCCGCCGCGTCAAAAAAGGGTACACAAATACAGTAAATGGGTTTCGCTTATCTGCGAAATGAGAAGGATGAGTTTGTGTGCCAGCACTGCCAAAAGGTTACACGCATTCAGTCCACCATGACAGAACATTATAAGGCAAAGCATAACGGTCCTTTGCCACATAAGTGTCAAGTCAAGGATTGTGGAAAAGTCTTTGCTCAGAAACAGAATCTGGATATTCATATGGCGCGAATTCATGACGATGAGCCAAATGTGAAGAAGGGTGAAAAACTGGTGTGCCCGTTTCCCAATTGTGATTTTGAAGATTCGAAAGGAAATCGACAAACCCATTTTATGCGAATTCATTTGAAAGATTTGACAGAATCTCTCAAAGAAAAAGATAGCAACAAGTGCCTTGGTTGTAAGAAAGAATTCAAGAGTTTAGGGGCGTTTTATTATCATGCATACAAGTGTGTCGAATTGTCTCCTAACCACGAGTTGTATGAGATTAAGAAGGCTCTTAGCTAATCTGAAAGGCAATATTATGAACACCTTGACTACAATTTCTCCACGTTAGTCGAAATTCAATATCACTCGTATAGGGGGAAGCCTCGGATGGTTTTTTTAATATAATCTCATAAGTAGCAACAGTTACATCTTTTCCCATTTTTAGACCTGTAGGTCTAATGGAAATACATTGTGGACCTTCAATCCAATAAGCGTCAGTTTTTGTTGTACAAATCCAATAATGTTTTTTTGATAAACTGTTCTGGATTAATTCTAATAATTGTTCAGTGGATAAATTATTTTCACTAAACCATTGTGATATATACCTTTTCCATGAATCACCAATAAATGACTTTTCTGCTTTATTGCCACCACAGATACCAGATTCACGAAAAAATTTGAATAAATTTTTAATTCCTTCAGATATATCTTTATGTTTCGCCAATTTATCTTTATCGGGTATAAAAACAGCCTTGTAATAACTTTCAAAATCAACACTGCCTGTAATTCTATATCTTGGGATAATATTGGGGACAATTACGGTTGTATACCATCCATGTAACATAGGTTTGGCAAAGGAAAGAAAAGATGAATACTCTGATTTTTTATTATTTAGAAACGCCTGAAAGAATTGACCATACCCACTCCATGGTTTTTTCTGAAGGGTAGCAAGTGGTGTATTTCCTTTTCCAGATTTCAATTCAATATTTATAGTACGACCAGAATGTTGAAAATAATAATCATAATTTTCACTGCGACCACCTTGTCTTCTTATTGTTGCTTGTAAAGTTGGATATATGGGTATTAGATTTGCTAAAAGCCTTCTTAGTTTGCTTGCTCCACAAGCAAAGTATTTATTTAAAGTTTCATCAGAAATATCACTCCCATTAAAACACTGTAAAAGTGAATCTTCACGTACTTCATTCTTTGCACAAGCAACCTTACGTTCATCAACGGGTCCTTCAGCACCGCCCATTGCTGCTTCACAAACGGCTTCATCATCTTCCTCTTCCACTTCGGCGAGTCTATTTTTACGTGTTGAATTTTTGGGTTCAGCAACTTCGACATGCTTCTTAAAGATCCTAACAGGTTTAGCAGCACTCGCAAGAGCACTCGCAGGAGCACTCGCGGGGACAGCGGCAGCGGCAGCGGGGACAGCAGCATTTGCTCTACGTGTTGAGTTGCGTTTGGCTGTCAATCTGTTAATAAGATTAGCTTTTTTTAGTCGAGAATAACCTGATATTCCAACCGATGATGCCAATTCTTTTAATTCTGGTACTTTTAACCTTGAAAAATCAACATTCAACGATGACATTCTCTATAAGAATTATCCTAAAAAATCATGAAACATAGCGAGTTCATAGAGATGGTAGCCGAGTGCGGCGAAACCAGCGAGAAGCATCAATTCATAGGCTGGACGAGGTGTATCTTTTTTATAGATTCCTACATACAATAACAACGGGCCAATGAAAAGCACATGAATGAGATTTACCCAAATATAATTGCTTTTTTGAAGGAAACGAACATAGGCCTTATAACCTTGGTATATTACGACAATAATACCGAGAATAAGAAGAACTATATACATGAAAGGCGGGAGTGTGCTGCGTGCCATTCCTGTCCATAGAAACAGTGGTGCTACGAACAGAATATGAAATAAGTTTAAGAGAACCCGTGCGTCCATTACTACTAGTGTTAACGTAAAACCGTGAATTGATTGCGCGTATATAAAATATAGGGGAGGGCATAGGCGGTCAGAAATCCAAAGAATGCCACTTTATCAGCAGCGAACCCTTTAAGAACAACCGCTAAAATTGTGGAACCAGTCATCATGAGGGCATCACCGAGAAGGATTTTACCACCCGCAGCCGCAGCATAATCCTTGAAGATATCCATCATGAGATTTTGGCCACGTGGTAAGGGGAGAATGACACAGAGATAGAATAGAATATCGTGAATGAGTTGTGTGCCGACGACGGTACCGGTGAAAACAAGGGGTGACCATTCACCATTCAGGAATTTGGGGGCGATCAAATATGTATAGATGTATCGGGCAATGACAAATCCAAGAACAATGACGAGAACATCTGCGAGAACAGCGTTGAGGCCAAACAGATCATACCATCGATTGAGGCTGCGACCGAAGATTTCGGGATAGAATCGTACAAGAAAAATGACGACCACATCCACGAATAATACAGCAAGAAGAATATAGATAAAATCAGATACATTATTAGGGTCACTAATATCGGCGGCTTTGACGGGGGGAGAGGTAGATTTTTCCTTTACATTTGCTGCTTCTGTAGCACCAGCGACGCCCGTTTCACCACCGGCTCCTTGAGATTTCTCTCGAACCATGTTATTATAGAGTTCAAGTTCAGGATTTGTCAGGTCTGTACGGCTTTGAATGATGGGATTCAGCCGTGGGATATCTTGTGCAGGAGGAGGGGATAAACTATCATAGTAGGTCCACTCCATTCTATCTAATCGTGCGATCTAAACATTTGGCGGTATGTTCTAAAGCTCCCTCGATCCATGCTTGCCGCATAGACCATGATTCGCCGCACATGTGAAGATGAGGAAATTCAGGAAGAGGTATCATGGCTTCAAGGGATATTTTCTCGGGATTATAGTTTCCAGGAACCCAATAAGAAGCACCAGTACCCCACATGTGGGCTTTTGTAAATACGGGATTAGGTATAGAACGTTCTGGAAAGACGGCGCGTATATCTTCAAGTACCACGCGTTCTAAGGCTTTGTCACCTCCTTCTTTGTAGATTGTTCGATAGGCATGCGTGTCTTCAGCATCTGTATAACTAATCATAATAATTCCTTTCTCTGAGTTAATAGGGATAATGTAGCGAGGTCTCATAGGTGTGACAACATTCCCTAGGTCATGGAACCAGACTTTGCCAGCAGTCGGTTTGAACACCATATATATTCGTAGAAGAGGTCGACCTATTACATGTGAAAGGACGGGAACTTTCTGTAAAAAGGGGAGTTCGGCGACATGGCATCGACAGAGAGTGAGAAAACAGGAGCGTTTGGCATGTAGAGTTTTTTCCTGTTTATTCACCTTAAAAATACAATCGATTGCACCCTCAGAGGGTTTAGAAATATCGACAAGTGTATGATGTAATAAGAATTTACAACCACGTTCTACAAGTTCGGTGCGCATCCGTTCAATCAGTTCAGAAAGTCCTTCTTTCACAATGAAAAACCCGTCGTGGCCTTTCATTTCCCCTTTTAAGAAGGAGTGAAGACCGAGATCGGCGCGGAGAGTATTGAGTTCGGCGCGATAGGGGAATGGATCGACGATTTCTTTTGTTTTCGCAGAACCATGAACCTTGGTAAGAATATCTTCAATCGTATGATTGGCAAGTATGTCGGGCGATAATTGAGAAAGTGGTTCTAAAAAAAGAGGGATATGTACGGACTCAAATTCGTCCTTTTGTAAGGGGCCATCGACCGGTTTATAAGAAAGTTCGGTTCCGAGTGGAATCAAGGTGAGGCCATATTCTTTCAGCAGTCCGAGTGTCATTTTATGAGAACGGTGAATACGTCCAGCACCGGCTTCCCATTGCCACTTCCCCTTGTGAAAGGTGGTCATGCGTCCACCAATCGCTTTGTATTTCTCAGCCACGGCTACATGCCAAGAAGGATGACGTTTCAGGATTTCACGTGCAGCGTACAATCCTGAAATACCGGCCCCTACAATAATTATATCATAAGAACTCATCTATCTACCTAGAACTCATTATCAATATGAAAGAAATCTTCCAAAACTTCTCGTTCCAGTCGTAAAATGCTATGCTTGTGAGAAATATCATATAAATCGTTAGTCAGTTGATTCATATTATTCTGTATATTCTTTCGTTCCTTTTTATCTTTTGTTGCTTTATAGAGTTTTTCTAAAACGGCCATATCTTGATGAATTTCTTCGACGAGTTGTTCACAAAGAGATTCTTTAGAAGAAATATGGTGAAGTCGATCTTTCTTTTCAGATTCTGATAAATTTGAATGGAGAGATATTTGTGTTTTGCTTGATGTGCTTGAAGAAGTAGAAAACCAAGAACGAATTCGTCGCATCATCCTACTGTCTTGTTACTGTATGTTAACTATTTGTAACGGTTCAATTTTTTCACGTTGAAGGAGGTAAAACAGGAACGCCCTGGTCATGAAGCCAAGACATAACATCATGGACATCACGAGCACCCGCCTTGGTGGCCTTGAGAGCGCCGTCCTTTATGAGACAGAATCCGGGAATACTCTTGAGGCCGGCATAACCGAGACTGGTATCATTCTCATCGACGTCACAGTAGTACCACTTGATAGTGGGTGTTTTTTCGACAATCAGAGCCTTGTCGAGGCGTTGGCAGGGTCCGCACCATGTTGCGGAAAACTGGACACATACCCAGGGGTCGCGGGGAGAGTCGAAGCTACCGTCGATGGGGCGACGAGAATGGAAGAGAGATTCAAAGAACATGTGGTTTGGGAGGGGAGTCATCTTTGGCGGAAGGCTTGCCATTTCTAGAAATCGCAATTTGTTTTTGAACTCGTAAAAAGCCGAGGACGGCACCGGTCCCCATGAGAATCATAAGTGTGAAAAAGAGGGCGTTGAAGGCGGGGCCGTCCCCTAATCCAAGGCCGCCACCACTCTGTTTGGCAAGAGACGAGGCCACAGCATCAGCTGTGGAGGGAAGAGCAGCAACGGCTCCTGGAACTTTCTGGACAATTGTGGAGGCAACTCCCACACCCTCTGAAACAGGCTCTATTGCCGCTTGAACAGCGCTCGTGGCAAGATCCGCCGTAGCTTTGGCGGTTCCGAGAGCGGCAGTGGCAGCTGTGGCACCGGCTTCTACGGCAGTAGCTCCCGCAATAACGGCAGGTTGTACACCGGGTAAAAGAATATTAATGACTGTTTGTATAAAGGGTGTGATAATACCTATAATGGCATCAAAAATACCACGGAAAAAACCTTTCGTGCCACCCGCATCACATTTTGGATCTATATTGAAATCTTTGGGACCGAGTTTACTGGGTCCTTCTGGATCCATGAAGAAGGTAAAGGGGAAGAACCGCGTCGTACCTTCGTTAAATAGAATTTTTGGATAAAGAAGAGATTTACCAATAATAAAGCATCCCCAGAAAAAGCCAATGGGCCATAAAAAGGGGATAAAAAATGTTAAAAAGCGAGCAAAGGCGGCATTCGAATCTCCCGCGATAAAGGCATCAAATCCGAAAGGCATAAAAATCGTCATCATATACAACAAGTAGCGAAAGGGGGATTTGGAAGTAGGAGTATCTTTTGGTAATCCGTCGGTGAACATTCCCTTGCCGATTCCGAGTCCACCCGAAAGAGGAGCAGAAAGTCCATTGGTCATCACAGAATCTTTATCGGCAAAAATTTGAATTAAATCATAGAAATACCATAGACCAAATGTACAAAAGTTTACAATTAACTTGAGTAATCCACTCAAGGGACTTCGTAAGAAAAAATGGTCGCCACCGACAAATCCAAGAAAAATAGACATAACAATCAGTGACCAATACGGATACCACGGAGCACCCCAGAAATCTTTTTGTGTATAATCGAACATGCCTCCCATTGTATGACGGGGGGTCTCTCTGTTATATGCGGAACTATACGGAGAAAAGAAGACCCGCGTATCCGTCAATCACACGAAGTACATTGTAATTTACACCATATATATAGGCAGTCATATCACCAAATTGCGAACTTGTACAATAGCTACTTGTTGTATCTTGTAATCCTAGTTGAAAGACAATGGTTTCAATGCGGCTGGCATTTAGGGAACCAGAAGGTTGTAGATCTTCGGGTCTAAGTGCGAGACTATAGACATATATGTACTTATCAGCGGGGACGGTGGTGTGGCGTTGGTAGGGTTGGACGAGGCGGAAATAGGCAGCATCGCGGGCATGGAAGCGATCTTGACCATCAAGTTGAATATTGGCGGTTAGCATGAGATCGGTGCGATTGAGAGGCTCAGGAAGAGATTGTGGGTATGCGTTATATGCCATCTCGATTTCATAATTTCCGAGACTACTCCAGTTAAAATATTCATGACGCGAGACACTAACATTGCGCTGGAGAACCCAGATGAATTCCTTGATGGGGTGGTTAAAGTCAACACGGAGAGAGGCTTGTCGTGAATTGACAGGAATGGCGAGGGGGGGTGTGTATTGAACTTGTTCGATTAAGTATTCAAGTGTACTGCTGACGAAACGGCGGCGTTCAGGAACGTCGAGGTAAATATAGTCACCCCATAATTGGATATCAAGTTGCGCAGGAAGAACGGCGAGGGTACCACACAAATTTGGCTGTGTTTCTTGTTGATAGAGGCGTTTGGTATAAAACATGGATTGGAGAGGGGCAAGGGTAATATTAATGCGAACAGGATGATATTGCATCGCAAGGAGTGGCAAATACATTCCGGGATTCTTATTAAACCAGAAACGTAGGGGAATATATAAAGTTACAGGACCCATGATGGGGTCGTCGTAATTCTGGGGAAAAGGACCTACGGTTGGATTAGGTGTGCCACCTGTAAAATCCACGAGAGAGTTGCCATTTTGACGACTAAATATATATTTTGGTAAGGTGGGATTAGAACCAGAAACATCAGGGGCATTGTTTCCATAATCGATAAATGGGTAACCAGGACGTTGTTGAATCATTTGTTGAAATCCAGGAAGCTGGCTGGCATCGGTGGTGAGCGAACTGTAAATTTCCATCCATTGTCCGGTTTGTTTATCAATTTCTTGTTCACCAATTTGAACACTGATTTCCTGAATTAAGACATGTCCAGGACTGTTCACATAGCCGACTTTTGTGCCAGGAGAAGGGGTAAGATAGAGTTGTGGTAATGTTACACGAAGAAACAGAGGTCCGAGAAGATCGCCCGCACGTGCTACGAGACAGGTAATCTTTTGCCCGAAATTGGGTGTGCCGTCAAAATACATCTGTTGACTTTCAATGGCGAAATTCGTGTGACGACGATAGACAGTTTTGAACCAAGATACTTGAGGATTTCCTGTTAGAAATACATCCTGTTTACCCTGGGCAACGAGTTGCAATAAACCACCACCTTGTGTCATCTCTCTCTATCTCTATTTGGAGATTGCGTCTTTAAAGGGTTCTTTTTCGCATCTACAAAGTAGAGTAATGGCTTCCGGGTCTTTGAATGTTGATACATTATCTGTTTATAGAACACTTCCTCTTCAAAGAGATGTAATACCTTATGTTCAAAATACGATATTTTCAGTAGGTCCTTCTTCATTTTTAGAAGGATATAGTTTTTATTCAACATTCATTATTAATAATTATATGGATCCATCGACCATGTCGACTTTTATTATATCAACTTTGAATCAGGCTTTAGCAAGTACTCTGAAGTCTAATCAAATTAATAAGGTAAGTACCTTAACAGTGTCAGATTTTACGAGCACAAATATAAATACTATATCTTATAATGGTTTAGTCATTCGAACCCCACCGATAAATCTAGGTCTTTTCTCAAATATCATAAATACAGGTACGTATGATGTAATGGTTCAAGGAAAATATTCGTTAATACTTAGTAATTTCACACCTCCCGATACATATGCTTATGTAAGTACAGTAGGAATATTTAATAATTTAACACCTACAAATATAGGACAAACAACAACCACTCGTGTTGGGGGAAATGTCTATACAGAAATTAATACAAATCTATATTTTTCTCTTTTAAGGACCGGTGTTTATCCATTATCAATTCCTCAAAATATTTCAAATTTTCATTACGAGATTTATCTTAGAAGTCCTACAAATAATACAAATAATACCCCGAATTTTGATTTGTATATAACAGGGGCAAACAATTATATGTTTACACTCATTCCTAATCAGTCATTTTCTTAAATTAATTTAAATTATGAAAATAGAAATGACCCGGTTGAATCCGGCCTTGTGTATGCAAGTCCGATATTCATCGGTCACAAGACTTCAAACAAATCTTTATCAAGCCTCTTTGACTATAACGGCACAAAAATATCCTACTGGTTCATACAATGGATTAAATATTATTCCTGGAATGATGATAACATCAGGAAGCAATTATATATTTAAAGTAAACAGTATTGTTTCGACTTATAGACCGATAACACCAACAAAAACAAATGTCATTGTTGTCTTAGAAGATGTCAACGGATATAATGCCACAATTGATATATCGAGTGGTATATTGGGTGGAGGACCGACAATAAATTCGTTTGGATATGTGTTTGAATTAGATGAGTATGGATTACCGACTTCTTGGGATGTTGTGTCGCATTTTAGCGGGTATAGATTTGGTGATACGGGAGCTACAGGGACATTATTGGTTTCTGGTTATTTAAATATATCAGCGGAGGGTTCTGGTGGTGGGGGGGGTGCGACGGGTGCGACAGGAGTAACAGGAGCAACTGGAGCAGTAGGAGCAACTGGACCGAATGGTACGGCCAGTAATACAGGAGCAACTGGTCAAACTGGCACAACTGGAGCAACTGGTTCCACAGGGGCAACAGGGGCAACAGGAGTAACTGGAGCAACCGGTGTAACAGGTTCTACGGGTGAGATTGGAGCAACCGGTGCAACGGGTCAAACTGGAGCAACTGGTCAAACTGGCGCAACTGGAGCAACTGGTTCCACAGGGGCAACGGGTACAACAGGAGTAACTGGAGCAACCGGTGTAACAGGTTCTACGGGTGAG